GCTATTAGCTCTGAAGGAAGAACTGCTAGAAGCTCACAGAGAGCGTGGGGAGAGCTTCATTCACCTTTACCCGTTGGTTGAGTCAGCGATTCACCGTGAGCGCTACAGCAAGTTCCAGAAGCTCGTCGAAGGCCAATCGTTTGAAGCAACAGTCCAGACAGCGATGCAAGCATGGAACGAGGCTCTGATCGAGCTAGAAAAGGCTGGCGACATTCTGGCGAAAGAGCCGAAGCTCAAGAAGTTCACCTACACTGCTGAAGATGGCATCGAAATGGAAATGGACCATTGGGCAATTCGTCATCTCATGGCATCGGTGCAAGATTCTCTGGGTGAAGCGAAGAACTACAATACCATTGCTTTTGAGTTGAGAAATGGCACTGGCGGCTTTCTTGTTACGATTCAGCGCATGAACAAAGAGACTCCTGGTGAACAACTTTTCAGATCAAGAAGCCTACTCGAAACAATCGTCAAGCTCTGCAACGATGGCAAGAGAGTTAGCTTCTCTGAAGACACAGGCGGCAATACTCTCACCGTCTCAATAAACGCTCGGCATTCGCATGTCGGTACTCACGAGTGTACTACTCAAGAATTGCTTGATCAACTGCATGGGCTGCTGGTAGAAGGTCGTGGGCTATCGTGGCATGATGAGACTGAAGAATATAAAGATTCAGGCCAGATGGCCTTGGCACTCAAGAATAGAATCTTGTCAGGCGATGAAATCACAGACGAGATGAGAAGGCAGATCGTCATTATGTTGATCTGCTACGAAGGTCTGATCTGTCAGCAGTTCTTACCGGAGAATCGAGACAATGAACCGACACCAGAGAATCCTACTTGATTGCGGCGTTCAGCACTCAGTAACTGTCAAGCAGCGTGTTGATACTTTCAAGAAGACTGGCCGACTGCCAATTCTCAATCGCTACACAGAGCCGGGACGAAACGATCCATGCCCTTGCGAGAGTGGGAAAAAGTATAAGCATTGCTGCATTGACAAGAATCGCCGCAACGTGGGAGTAGCCAACTTCATCGCTAACCAGTGAGGTCAATCATGAGCAGAATCAAGGCAATGAACGTGTTAAACGACAACGACACCACGCCTGAAGTGTTGGCGTCATCAATAAGGAAAATGAGCGATTCGATGCAACAGCTTCTCAACGGCCCGCTGAAGTACGATACCATCGTCCGCTTGATCCAACAGCAATGTGGAATAAGCAAAGGCACTATACATGTAGTAATAGATGCCATGCGTGATGCTGCAAAGTTCCATCTGAAACCGCTCAAGTAAAAAGGACGATCAATGTACTTTTCGACACGCTTCACAGCAGAGCATCGACAGGCGATCAGCAGATTGCGTAAATGGCAGAAGAAAGAGACACGAGCTAGAAGAAAGGTTGACAAGCTACAGAGACAGGTCTCACGGCATGAATCGAAGGCGAGGCAAGTTGAGTTCGCTCGACAGCAGCGGAACAAAACGGCTTGACTATTCTGGCTAATCTTGTATATATATATTGTGCGACAAGATAGGCTTGTCGCCGTTGAGTGAACATGCCATGAAAATAAAGAACAAGATTAAAGGATGGGATAGCTCATTCTTTCGCAAAGCCATTGTCTGGGTCTGCAAGCAATACGATCTGAAGCTGAAGCGGGTGAGGATAGCAGACTTCAGAAACACTTCATCAGCTTGGTCAGGATGTGCTTACCGCAATGGCGAAGTGATGATGAGATGGAACCCGAACTACAAGGGTTACCCGATCTTGAATCACACTTATGGCGGTCGTGAAATCGATCTGGGCTATCCGATCTATGACATAAACGATGCAATCGAAGGGCTGATCCATTTGATTGCTCACGAGATATGCCACATACATCAGTACAGCATTGGCTACTATAAGAATCGATCAACTGCTGAAGGTGAGAAGTACGCCGAGAAGTCAATGCTTGTCGTCTTAGAAGCGTTTAGGAAAGATCGTGAGTCTTTGCTCAGTAGCTGGCATGCTGTCGCTGAGAGACGAGCAGCGAAGCCCAGGCCAAGCATCATCGACGAAAGAGCAAGACGCGCGAACGCTCAACTGGCCTACTGGCAGTCAAGGATGAAGGCAGCGAAGACGAAGGTACAGAAGTACCAGCGACGAGTGAACTACTACAGCAAGAAAACCTCAACCCCTATGGAGAGTCAGTCATGATGTTCGACACGCTTCAGCACGTTATCGAATCACTCTATGCGAGTGAAATCAACTTTGGCATGCAGTCGTTTTGGGATGGCGGCATGAGTGTTTGGGTCGGCGGCGATACTGGAAAAGAAGGCTATAAAACTGAGTATCACATAGAGAGCGACAAGTTGTCTACAATTGGTGAAGTCTTAATTCATCTTGCTGTTCTTCAACGCCCGGATTCAAAGTTCGCCAAGCAGTTCAGCAAAAAGAAGGATGAGGAAAAGGCACAAAAGTTGTTCGATGTATGGCGAACGAATTACAACATGATCATGCCGATGACCGAATGCTTCCCGTCATGGAGTGGGTTGTCTGATGCTGCTAAGTCGTCATGGATCAAGCTGGCAGTTAAGTTAGATGAGGCTCCAACGATGGCCATCGAAGAAGTGCAGTTGGACATAATTGAGCGGTTGAAGCCGATCATGCAGAATGTTGAAAAGGTATTCGACGATCTGAAATCATTCCAGAAAACACTATGATGGTCGTCACTACTCGCACCAACAAGCACAGCGCGTCGTCGCTGTGCTTTTTCTTTTTTAACGTCTACCATTTCAATCAGAAGAATATATCTATAGGCAAATGAACGATGAAGTCGAGACACTGATACCACCGAAAGAAGATCGACCGAAGCGCAAGCCTTCAGTTGACAAGATGGTGATTGAGTACCGCAGAATGTTGGTAGCCCAGAAGTATTTGCGTGGGCAGTCAATGGACAAGATTGCTCAAGAGATGCCCCCAGAGTTGGCTTGCTCAAGAAGCTCAGTCTACCGGGACTTGCAAGCCCTGAGGGAGATATGGCGGAAAGAAGCCAACCTGCCCATTGCTGACATGAGAGCCAAAGAACTCGCCAAGATCGATGAGCTTGAACGAACTGCATGGGAAGCGTATGAGATTAGCAAGGGCGACAAGATCGTGTCTCGATTCGGTACAGTGCTGCCAGCAACGACAGCAGGAACAAAGCCATCAGTTACTGGCGCTCACACTCGGACTATCACGAAATCAACTGCTGGTAATCCACGCTTCCTTGAAATGATAGAAAAGTGCATCAATCGTCGGTGTGAAATCTTAGGTCTCAAACGTCAAACGACTCTCGATCCTATGGCTGACATGCCCATACTTGGCATATCATTCATCGTCCGTAAGCCACAAGAGCCGAAACAGATCGAAGCAACACAATTGGATTCAATGGAACCAAGCAATGACGGCGAGAATGAACCAACTGCCTGAGCCGCCATTCTGGAACCCGCTGGCAACTCAGAACGAAAAAGACCCGACCGTAAACCCAGGCAAGTTTTCGTGGATGGGTTCTGATGGTCGTGTTTACTTCGATCTTCATGAGGGGCAAGAGAAGGCGCTAGAGAGTGAAGCCAGATTCATAGCGATCATTGCTGGCACTCAGTCGGGAAAGACAGAAAGCGGTCCGCCTTGGCTCTGCAACGAGATAGCGAAGCGTGGCCCTGGCGATTACATCGTTGCATCGCCTACCTATCCGTTGCTTCAGAAGAAAGTTCTCCCAGCGTTCATTGAGTTATTTGATACCAAGCTGAAGCTCGGTCGGTACTTCCCAGGCTCGAAACAGTTCAAGTTTTCCAAAGAAGGATCGAGACGAATCTTTGGACGCTATGTCGATGAAAAGACCATTGTGTTCTTCGGTCATGCTCAAGACCCAGAGAGCTTGGAGTCAGCGACAGCGAAGGCAGCGTGGCTTGATGAAGCGGGACAACGCAAGTTCAAGCTGGCGTCATGGGAAGCATTGCAGCGACGTTTGGCGATGCACATAGGCCGGGCATTCATCACCACGACGCCTTACGATCTGGGCTGGCTCAAGAAGCAAATCTATGACCGCTGGAAAGCCGGTGACAAAGATTATGAAGTGATCAACTTCCGTTCGACGATGAACCCGGCTTTCAGTCTGAAAGAATACAACAGAGCAAAGCGAACTCTACCACCCTGGAAGTTCGACCTATTTTACAACGGCATATTCACGCGCCCAGCCGGTGCGATCTATGATTGCTTTGAAGAGATAAAGCATACTTGTCCACGGTTCGCCATCCCTGATCATTGGGAGCGATTGCTCGGAGTCGATTTCGGAGGCATCAATACTGCTGGCGTGTTCTTCGCCAAAGAGCCGAATACCGGGCGGCTGTTCGGTTATCGAGAGTACAACAAAAACTATTTCAACGGTGTCTTGCACGAGGGACTGCCTCACACTGGCGGAACTTTGTCATGCAAGAAGCACGTTGAGAATCTGCTCACTGGCGAAGTGATGATACCTTATGCCGTGGGCGGGGCGAAGTCAGAAAATCAATGGCGTGAAGAGATGCGAAGCGCCGGGCTTCCTGTTCGTGAGCCTGATCAGAACGAAGTAGAAATCGGCATTGGCCGGGTGTATGGCGGCATCAAAGAGAACCTGGTGGTGTTCTTCGATGATCTGATTTACACGCTTGATGAGTTTTCCACTTACTCACGAGAGATGGACGATCAGGGAGAAGTCACCGAAGAGATTGAAGATAAAGAAACGTATCACCATCTTGACGCCTGTAGATATATATTAGGCGACGAGTTCAGAGACATACTGACATGGAAGGATATGAAGACTGGCGAAGATCATCAAGAATCTGTAAATCAATACACAGCGCATCGTCAATCGGCCAGTGAAATCCTGAAGACTCTCTAAGTCAGGAGCAATCATGCAAGTTGTCGTCCTGCTCGTCAAGGATCACATTCAGTACAAGTGTCCTGCTTGCGGCTGGCATGATCTGCCTGTGAAGGTGAACGTAAAAGAAAACAGATCATGGGAATGGAACGGCGATTTAGAAAAGCCGACGATCACTCCATCAGTGAGGCACTTTCACAACGGCATGCCAGCAGAAGGCATCAAGCCTTTTTGTTGCCATTACTACATCAGAAATGGCGTGTTTGAGTTCCTGCCTGATTGCACTCACGACAAGGCCGGGCAAACTATTCCAATGACACCGTACACAGATGCGGAAGTTAAACTTCATTCACTCGAAACGAAATAAGGGACAGTCATGAATCAATTACCAATGAATCCTGGCAACGACATGACCGACGTTCGCATCAAGTCGGGACTATTCGGCGGCATGGGCGGTATTGGCCGACAGATGGGCCGGGTGATGTACCGCACCGGGCAGTTCCTCGGTGTCATGCCTTGGGAGACGCCGAGACGTTCACAGATCGGGGTCGATCCCATCGGTGAAGAGTTCATGCTCAATGAGGATCAGCAAGCTAAGGCCCGCTTGATGGGTCAGAAAATCTATCACGAGTTTGTTGCTGGTCGTTTCAGCTTCTTGTCCAACGACGATGGCAAGAGCAACGAAACGCCTCAGATGCGTGAAGAATACTGGAAGTTTGCAGTCACAGAGCCAGCGCTTGACGCTGCTCTGTGGACAAAGATCACCGCAGTCATCGCCAATGAATTGATCATCAAGCCATCATCGAAGTCAGGCTTTGATCGATACATTGCCGATTGGGTGCATGACTGCATTATCAGATGCAAGGGCGGCTTGCGCAACATCGGTGAGCAGATTCTCTTTCATGGTCAAGTGTACGGCAATGTGTTATGTGAACCGAAATGGAAGCACGAGCATCGGCAAGTCCACTCAACGATGTTCCCTTATGGTTTCTGGACGCTGAAGGATTTCGTTGCAAAGCCACCGGGCGATTACAAATTGGAAATCGATGGCTTCAGAAACATCACCGGCGTCTGGTCGGCAAAAACTGCTGAATGGTTCGATCCTACTTACTTCGTTTATTGGGCTCACAAGCCGATCTATGGCAACATGGGCGGCACGTCGGGCGTTCGCAGTGTCAGACGAGCTTGCACTCTTCTAAAGCTGGCCCACAACTATCGAGGCATCTACCTTGAGCAGTTCGGCTTGCCGATGATCAAGGCGACTTACCCCCAGAACGATGACGACTCTCAGCGCATCGCAAGAGCAGCGATTCAACACGCTCGATCACTCGGCTACATCTTGATACCAGAAGGTGTTGACGTTGAGGCATTGACACTGGCACAGCGCGGCGAGTCTGACTATCAGGATGCCATTGACGATTACCGAAAAGAAATCTTCCTTGGGCAGACAGGATCGTACCTGTATGCGATGGAAGGAAGCGTAGGTCATGCTGCTGGCAATTCAGAGACTCACCGCAGTACGCTTGATCTGTGGGTTGGGTATCTCAGCAAGATTCTGGAAGAGATTCTCAATGATCAGATCATTCCCTGGCTGATCACGCTAAATATATACAACGCTGATCCGCCACGAGCTATGATCGGCGGCGTCAACGATGAAGATTTGAAAGCATCACTTGAGGTTGACGATAAATTGATTAGCTGGGGTGTTGAGCTTGATGAAGATGAACTACGAGATCGCTACCACCGATCAGCGCCAAAGAATGGCAAGGGCATTGGCGGCATGAATCGCTTGATGCTTGGGATGAACAATGGCATGGGAGCAAACAATGTACAAGGCAACCCGTTCGCTGGGCAAGCCGCTTCATTCCCGTTGCAGAATCAGGGGCAAGCCGCGAATAACAATACACCGCCGCAAAGAGATGATCAGACAGTTAAGTTCTCAGCAGATGACGAGGACTTTACACAGCAGCAAAACTATACTTGCGGAACGGCATCACTCCGATTCGCCATGAACCATTTTGGTGTCACTCCGCCTGAAGAAAGTGTGCTGTCCCTATTACTTGGTACGACACCAGCACAAGGCACGAATGCAGCCTCAATCGTGAGGCTGGCAAAGCAGAATGGGCTAGAGGCTGAAGGCCAGTCCAACATGACAATGCTCGAAATGTCAGAGCGTCTGAAGGATGGGGCAGTCGTACTGGCTCCCATTCAGAAGTTCGGGTCACCTGAAGAGAAAGCGAAGAATCAGACTGGTCACTGGATCGCTGTAACACGTCTTGATGGTTCAAGCGGTATGCTTGAATACTTCGATCCAGTTTTGGGCAGTGACAAGCCCTGCTGGGAGTCGTTGCAGACGTTCGCTGCCAACTGGCATGATCGAGATGGTGATGGGAAGATGTTGCCCAGGTATGCGATCACGATCAGCGAACCTAAAAAAAAAATGACATTCAGCACCGATGATCTGCAACTTGGATACATCTCGATTCCGCTGCCTGAGTTCGCTGAAGCAATCCAGAAGGTGCAAAGCGCGATCGATCCTGCTGACTTGATCAAGACTGAGAATGATCATCATATCACGTTGCTTTATGGTTGTGGCGCTGACAGCTTCGATGACAGCGTGAAGCTCTGCGCTAGCATTGCACCAATCAAGATGACTTTTGGCGGCACATTCACACTGTCGCCAAAAGATGCGGACCATGACGTTCTGGCGTTCAAAGTCTATGGCGATGCTCTTGAGAAAGCAAACTACAGTCTCGCCAGCGGGTTAGAAGTCAAGCAAGACTACGATACCTTCCAGCCCCACGTCAAAATAGGGCGGCTCAAACAAGGGGCAGGGTCAAAATATACTTCACCATCATTTGCGGGCTTCTCAGCATTGCTGGGCGATTCCAAGGTGGCTGAGTCTGCTCAGTTCAAGGTAAAGGGTGGTGAAGCGTTAAGCCTCCCTTTTGCCGCAGTGTCTGATTTACCAGTTCTGAAGTTCTCAGAAGAGCCAGCAAGCGATGAAGTTGCCAAGCCGGGTAAAGATGGCGACAAAGCAGATAAGCTGCTACAGAACGTCAAGGAAGACGGTACAGCGATCCTGGCTCGACTTTGCAAAATGGCATATCGCCGCATGCTTGATAATGGCGTTGGTGGCAGTCAGCTATTCACGATGCAAGAGAGGAACGAACTCACCGAAGCATTCTTGGGCTGTGTGATCAATGCCAATCTGCTTGGTCGATCATCCACCATCAGCAAGTTCCTGAGAGACCAAGATGAATCGAGAGTTGATCGATTCGCTGATGAAACGCCATTCGATGCGTTTTCATCTGCCCTTGATCCTTTGCGCCCTGAGCTAGCGATTGATTATTTCAAAAATCTGTTCCCGATGATCGGCGTTGATCCAGTGGCGTACATTCCGCAGATGAGGCGATATGCCTTCACGTTGGCGGTTGCAACCGAGACAACTCTTCTTGGTAAGGTTCACGATCTACTGACTGATGCACTACACGAAGGAACGCTTGACACTCAATTCAAGATCGATGATCTGCTAAAGAAGACTGGCGTGGCTCCTGAAAACCCGCAGTACAGTGAAATGGTTTTCAGGACGAACATGATGGACGCCTACACGACTGGCACGACAGATCAGGCAAAAGACCCGACCATTGCCGAAGCGTACCCGGTGTGGCGATACGATGGCATCGACGACGAACGCGCTGGGAAAGATCATCGCCCCAAGTTCGGGAAGTATTATCCATCGTCAGCAGAGTTTGCTGATGTTCGTGGTGATCGTCCTTATAACTGTGTTCTCCCTGGGCAGATGACACAGGGAAGAATCAATGGGGCATTAAAAGCCCACTATTCTGGCGAAGCGGTCGAGATTTATAGTGACAGTGGTGATATTATTTCCCTGACCGTCAACCATCCCGTATTGACCGATAGAGGCTTTATTCGTGCTGGCGAAGTGAAGGAAGGAGATTATCTTGTCAGCTATTCCGGGGAACATCAAATCCCTGTTCTTGGTGAAGACTATCAATACTTTCCAACCTTGATCGAAGATGTATTTGAGACGATTAGTGTAGTTAAAGGTAGGTCGGCTAGGGCTTCTGCCCCAGTTTCCCTTTTCAAGCTCTATGGCGATGAGTTGTTCCTTGAAAGCAAGATCGACGTTGTAGGCTCCTATCGGGAATTGCTGTTCAATGGTGTGCCCCATGATTCTGAGCGTGTTCGCAACTCTATCCTCTCTGGGGCTACGGTGAAGCTGCATGGCATACCACGAAGCAGCACGCTTCAATTTAACAGCCATGCTGTCAGTCATCCCTCTTCTAGCGGCGTGGGCCTTAGCGACTTGCTTGGCTCTGATGCGTTTGCTCATCAAACTCCATTTAGTCTTTTCTGCTTCGGATCGGCCTCGCACCTTTATTCCCAATTTGACGAATTGCTTTCTAAGACAACTTCTGTCGATGTTCAGTTTGTCGGCAAGAGCCTTCATGGAGGCACCGGCAAGGTAGCGTTTAGCAAGGCGAGAAAGATTAGGAATTTCCATTACGATGGTCCTGTGTTTGATTGCTCAACTGATGTTGGATATTTTATAGTAAATAACATCTTCATTTCAAATTGCCGCTGCTGTCCTACGATGATCTACAAGACAACATGGCAACAGTTGCAGGATCAAGGTAAGAGCGTAGAGACAAGCTGGTAGCTGGTCATTGCCCAGAGTGTTCCTACTATGAAGACAACGCAACATGGCCCGGAGTTGCTGAAACGTGTCGAGGTAAGTTGGTAGCTTGGAGGCAAATGATGCAAGCCTTACCGCCCCCGGACAATGATACATTCACCACTCTCTTGAGGGCATTAACTGCTGGTGTGCTGGGTATGATAGGTGCGAGCTTTTCTTCCTTAGATCGAGCAGTGAAGGGGAAAGAAATGTTCTGGCACCTGGGCTTGTCACTGTTTCTCTCTGGACTTACTTTTTGCACGTTGGTATCTATATGGCCTGGTATTTATTGGATTGTGTGGCTACTTCCTTCGTTCGTGCTTGGCTTCTGTGTCTACGGCATTGCAGTTGCATTGAAAAAGAACAGCAAGTCTGCCGAAGACTTTGACGTTACGAAAGTCATCAAAAAGAAAACTGGCATAGAAGGAGATTAAGCTCATGTTCGTGATTCTTGGACTTCTCGATAACATCGGAACCGCGCTCACCGTTGTAGCGGCACTGATCATCTTCACGGTCGTTTGTGTGCCGATGAGTCACCGACCGCTCATCGAAAGATTGTTTGGCTTATTCATTGGTATTTCAACGTTGGGGTCAGCACTTGATCGTTTTGCGCAGGTCATGGCTCAGTATGATGTTGATGGGAGCGTCCGTTGTGTGGCGATGATCATCTTCACTATTTCCAAAATGGGCATCGTGATTACAGGCGGCATCCTGCTCTCTCGATATTTGATGCTGAAGAGAATGAATTGCGCTAGTGCTGATCGTTATGTGAAGAAATTGTCTGATCAAAAGACTCCATTTTTTGCGGTGTCTCATTAAGCTATGAATCGTGCCAGTGGTAAAACGCTGGCACGAATTACGAAAGGTAGAAGTTGATGCGAACCATTACCAATTCGGTTGTGCGTAGGAGAGCGCAAAGTGCGATTTTAGGTCATCGTGGTTCTCTTACGCCGCCTTTTTATTCTGATGATGTAGTAGTTGATCCCACAGCGCCGCTCAATCTCGTCTCAACTGCCCAGGCAGGCGGTAGCATCACGCTGGACTGGGATGCTCCGGCAGTAGGCACTCCTCCGGTTACTTACTCGATTTATTACAAGGGCCATGGCGATAGCGTTTACACGCTGGCCACGCTCGAAGTCAGTCCCGGCAACACTGGCTATGTCGTCAGCACAACCTATGCGGTCGTTGTCGCCCTGGAAGCCAACACGTCTTATGACTTCTATGCAGTAGCTTTCGGGCTGGGAACGAGTCCACCCAGCAATATCGTAACGGCATCGACAAGGGCAGCAGAAGCGCCGGGAAGGCCTCGCAACCTTACTCCTACTGGTCACACCGGGACATCAGTTACGCTCGTCTGGGATGCTCCGGTTGATAACGGTGGCTCACCTGTCACGGTCTATCACGTCAAAAAAGCAACGCATGGCAACACACCGACCGAATACACCACGTCGGCGACGACCAGTAAGACGGTAACGGGATTGGTGGGTGGACAGGCTTACGACTTTTTGGTGACGGCTGAGAATGCAGTTGCCGAAGGGGCCGCAAGCGATGGCGGCGTCCCGGCGGAAGAGACGACGACAGCTACAGTACCGGATCCTCCAACTAGTTTAACAATTGGTACGCCAACAAGTACGACCTTACCAGTGAGTTGGGCGGCTCCTGTCAATACTGGCGATGGCACATCATTAACATATCAGGTTAAGTATCGAGTTTCTGGAGTTGATCCTTACGTCAACTTCGGTTCGCCGATATCAGGTACGAGTACGACGATAACTGGGTTAACTCTTGGCACAGCTTACGATGTCGAAGTATTTGCTATCAATGGTATTGGCGCATCAGCGGCTAGTAATGTGGCCACAGGTTCAACAAGTAGTCTTTCAGCTTTGTATCAGTACAAGTTAGCAGAGGCAGCAGGAGCTAATAATGCTCTCGACTCAATCAGCGGGCTAGCGCTCACTGTCACTGGAACTCCTGGGTCGGCTGCAGGAATCGTTGGTAATTGCCGTACATTTGGTGGATCAAGCGATTACTTTGGTGTCAACGTCTCAGGCAATAAACTTCAGGGTAACAATGGAACGACTTTCAACCCTGTTAATTTCTCTATCTGGTACAAAACTACTCAGTCATCTGTTGGGCGAGCTACCTGTCTGGCAGTATGGCGGTCGAGTATTTCTGCCGTATTGCTATTTCGCTTGAGCCAAGAAGGTAGCCACATGTGGTACTTCGATGGCGACAATGGTGGTAATAACTCTGGGCATGATTTAGGAGTGGTGACAGCAAACGCATGGCAGCATCTTGCTCTCAAAATAAATGGCTCTGGCACAGGGACTATCTCGCCGACCATTAGTTACAGGCTCAATGGAGGATCAGTGCAATCGTTTACTGGTATGAGTCGTCTTGTTCTTAACGATCCTTCAGGACAATTAGTAATTGGCGGTGGTTCTGGGCAGGCGTGGAATGGTAGTATCGATGCAGTAGCCTTGGAAACGGGCGTATTGTGGACTGATGCTCAGTTGTTAGCGTGGTACAACAGTGGCAATGGGGCAGAGATTTAGTGGAGACTAAGATGAAGACCTTATTGATTAGTTTATTGTTCTTTAGCGCTAGTATCGCTATTGGGCAATCTCCAATTGCTTTATCGACAAGCGATCCAAAGTTTGCGCCACACTCAGAGATCATCCCCAAACCGACAGCAGCGCTGGCCTTTGGCAGTAGAGGCCCAGGCTATGCTAACGGTTCACGTCCTGCTGGCAGATTCGATGTTGCGTATGCTCTCGTCGATGAACAAAGCAAGCTGTCGCCACTGTCAAAGCCAGTAACAATTGCATCATCATCATCCGACTGGGATATTGTGGTGTCGACGCCGGTGCTTGATCTGTGGACACGCGCGATCGGAACGATGTGGGTATACAGAGCAACAGGAACAGCCGAATGGAAGTCTCTCGGTTGCAATCGTAACTGTGTAGTGCCATGGGCAGCGACTCGACCATTTATGCCGCTTGTAGGTTGGGATCATTCGTTGGGTGGCTTTCAACTCTTCTCAACACAAAACTTCTGGCCGACATTCAGTGATGTTTACTGGAAACAAACATCGACGCTGGCACAACCACCACCGCCATCGGTTCGTTTGCTTTCATGCCCGAACATTGCTTTAGAAGCTGCCTATTCGTGGGCATGCAATGAAGGAGAGACGCCGTTATCAGACGTAACAAGTATCGCTGCTGTTCCTGGCAATCCTGCAACGATTCATGCACCATGTCAGTTGTACCGCAACATTATACCACCACAAGGCGCTCTCGGTTCTTACGTCTATTTGAGAGTGCCGGGTGGTCAGTGGCATCGTCAAAAATCCCATCAATCAGCAGACAGCTATCTATGGCCGATTGACTCAAATCAATTACCGATCAATGAATATGTTGAAACAGGCGTCAAGCCCAGCGGCATCGTCGGCAAGTCATGGCTTAGTTCAATCCATCTGGCGATGCGTGATTGGCGACGAGACGTGATCATTGACACCGATCAGACTATTTGCTGCCCGGTAATTTCAGCTTATGATGGGCCAAGTTGGGTATATGACCCACGCAATCAGCAGATCGCTTTTGGTGTGAATGCTTTTGCTTACCCCAACGAAGGATGGACTCTATCAATTGATGGTGTCACAAGCGGCTACCTTCGCCCTACGTCCGGCTGGCAAACTTGGCAGCAAGTCGCTGATACTGCATTTGGCCCCGGTAATGTTGAGCTTCGATATGGTAGCGGCTTTGGTGGCGTGGTGATCGTTTTCACTGGCAAGTATGCAGCGACAGACATGACGAATCGCATCAAGACTGATTTCACGAAACTTTATCAGATCAACAACAACGATGCTAGCAAGCCGCTAATGGATACATCAGTACCGCCAAAGCCGATTCCTTTTGCAGTTCCTATAGTCGATTCCTATACTCAGTCAGCGCGTAGTTGGTACATGTCAGCAGGTGGTCAGAAGTTCAATCGAACGATTGCAACAGGAAATGGCGGTGGGTGGGTTCTCAGTGACACAGCGACGACGCCAGAAGGCAAGTCGAGCTATCCTGGTGACTGGCCTTTGTGGGTAGAGAACAGCCAGCGAACTCGACTGATCGGTTGCAAGATGACACGGAACCAGTCCAATTGTGGAATAGCTTTTATAGATCATTCAGGCGGCGGTGCTTTTTCATTCACAGCGAAAGATTGTGCTTGCTCTGCTGGCGTAGGAAATAATGGCAACACTTATGGAGTTCGATGTACCTGGACAAGCAGAGGGCCAGCTTGGAACAACCATTCAGCGTCTGAGCCATATTTTGAAAACTGTTCGTTTCAGGCCAAACATTGCATCGTTTGCGAAGGTGGTCAGTCAGTCAACTGGTTATTCAACACTACCTACGGCGCTGGTGATGGCACCATTGAATCTTCAATCGTCACACAAGCCAACTCAGGGGCTATGTCTTTCAAAGGCAGAACAAACGTCGATAACTCACGCACCATCGGCGCTATGACATGGGCAGGAAAGGTTGACATTGAAGGCATTTGGCTCGATCAGGGTGTACCGTGTTGGTTTACGATCACCGGCAACACGTTCCCAGCCATGTCGATCAATGGTACCAAGATCAATCAGTGGCGTGATTGGCTACATGTCATCGAAGCGCCGACAGGCAGCATAGGCTATCCGGTCAATTTGACGTTGAGCAATCTCGATTCTCAGTTCAATGGCCAGCCGGTAACAATGCTTGCATCGACTCGTGACATGCTTACCGTCACTCAGAAAGACCCGGTGAACTTGCTTGCAAATCTTGTGAAGACGGGACTTGTCACGATTCCAGTACCTGTTAAAAAGCAAATGCTACGAAGCAGATGACGCTATATATGTGTTTCGGTATCATGTCAACAACTCTGTTTCAAGGAGAGGCTCATGAATTGTTTACTCGGCTGTCTGATGACAGTCATCTGTTTCTTGCTCGTCGGCGCTGATGCTGAGGCATCTCGTCGGCATCGAAGTAAGAATCAATGCAACGGCGAGACGTGTTCTTCGCCTGTAGTCAACTCTGCTCAATGCAGCAAGCCAGCGCAAGCAGTCAAGAAGGATTGCCCATGCGATAACTGCAAGTGCCAGCAGTGCGAATGCGACAAGAAGTCGAAAAAGAAGTAAGCCACTCTGAGAGGTGCGCTATGTCGTGTGTTATCAAAGTCATCGTGGAAGGGTGTCACTGTGATTGCAAACCTGCAACACCACCCGCCCCGAAAATCGGTAAGGGAGATTCAGTTACCATGGAAAAGATGCAATACCCCATTTTCGCCATTCCTGAAAAAACAAAGGAGGATGTGACCAAGATCACATTCAACTATCAATCGGATGGCGAGCCTCAACAAACTCTTGAACTTGCTGGGCAAGTTGCAACCCCTGAAGCCCCTCAGTTCTTCTATGTCACTCCGAACATTCCTGGTAAGTGTTGGTGGACTGAGCGTGACAAGAGTGGGCTGGAATCTTTACCAAGTCCCGCCGCTGATTACACTGGCACTGATGAAACACCGCCGCCAGCAGTTGCAGGAGCGCCAAGCATCGGGAAAGGCGACACGATTGAACTTCCTGATCCACCCGCCCCACCTGAACCGCCGCCACCGGCCCCGCCAGTCTAAATGAACATGGTTCAAATGAACTCAACGCCGTACACTTCTCAAGGTGTACGGCGTTTTTCCATGTAGAGACCTGCTGATGATTTATCGATTGATCGTGATTCTACTGGCTAGTTTTGGCTTCTCTATCATCACTTCTTTTTTTTGGTTTCATTTCGCCACTTTGCATATCTATACGCAACATGGCCCGATCTTCATTCTGGCACAAGATCAAAAAGCAGTGCTGATCGTCGGCGGCTGTGCTTTTGTTGTGGGTCTGGTACTGTTTGGAAGAATAGATAAACTCAAAAGGTAACTACGATGGAATTGCTCAACAAAGCTGTGAACGCCTTCGTCCTGATGCTTTTCGGGTTCATGTCAGGCGTTCTGTTGGGGCCATTCGTCATTCAGTGGATCAAGGGATACTTCATCTCTGTAGATGCTGCTGATTTAATTCTTTCAATCGAAGGTGTGAATATGTTCAATCAGATGAAGATCGGGACTCCTGGTCGGATCAGCTTGAAGCCGGTCGATGCTATCGGCACTCTACTTGCATCGCCGCCGCCGATAACTTTTGACACAGCGCCGTCATGGACGTGCGTTCCTGCTGAACAGGCAAAACTTATTCCAAGTCCAGATGGGTTATCATGCTCTATCGTACCATCGGGACTGGGTGATCTTCAGATTGGTGTTGCCTTCAAGCTGACTGGCAAAACCGCTGCAACAAAGCAAGTCACTGTCACGATCACTCCGGGCGATGTTGCCGATCTGTCGCCAGTGTTTGAAGCCAACTAGGTTCTGAGTTGGTAGAATTGATTCAACTTGCCAGGAGAGAGACATGACTTCCCAGCTACAACGTCCAATCATTTCTACCAAACTCCTGTTGCAAGTTGCCGCCGTTGGTGGCACATTACCTCAGACATTCAAATCGTCTCTATACCCTTCGCTCTTTGCCATGGCGAAGGGTGCAGTAGCGAACATCACTGATAACAGTTCTAATTTCTGGGCAGTTCGATTGTGGGAACGTGAGAAAGTATCCTCATTGCGCTGGCTGGCGATTGAAGGTGTTACCCCTGGCGCTGGCACTATCGGCATTGCTATTGCTTTGGTGCCTCGAATCACACCGATTCACGGCATTGCCGCTGCTGATGCTGCTGACAATAAGGCAGTTATCGGGTCTGGCAGGTCATTGGCTCGAATTGCACGAGCCACATTAACTGTCGATTCAGCGTTGATTATTCCTTCCGATTCGTATGAACCATTTACAGGTGCAACTCTCTTGGGTTCGCCGCCGAGAGCTTTACGGCCATTCTCAGGCATCACATGGGCAAGACGTGATTCTTCTATCCAGTTTGCCGATGATGGTTTTGCCACTGGAAACATCGGGCAAATCAATCTCGATCTGAGCTATACCGAGTTCGTTTGTGTGTCAGTCGAAGCCATCTCTTCGGGTACTCCGATTGGTGGCGTTGCTTGCGGCATCGACATTGAATCTCAGTAGCAGGTGAGAACATGCCAGCGGTTTTGGACAACGAAAAAATAAAAAATCAGGAAATTGTCAAGCCCTCAAAGATGTACCGGGTTGAGCGTGTTCGTCTATTTGAATCAGGCAACCACAAGGGCATCGTCTACGAAAAAAAAGACATTGATGATGCTGTTAATAATTTCAACGCATTCAGCACACCAGAAGTACACAAGCTGGAAGTTCCAATTGTTCTCGGACACGAGGAAGCGCAAGTCCTACTTGATATGACTGGCCACCCTGCGGCGGGCTGGATCGAATCAGTTTGGGCCGAATTAGAGGGCATTGAAGAGCCTTTCATCGACGACAATGGCAATGTGAAATGGCGTCAACGTGAAGCCTATTTTCTGTACGGGAACTTTTACAAAGTCCCTGAAGATGTAGCACAGTGGATCGTGGATGGAGCATATAGATATTTATCTTGCGAGTTCAGCAAACGAGAGAAGCCACCCGCTGGCGTCCCGGCGATTGGCCCGATGCTGCTGCGCGTTGCGATTCTTGGTGCTACACAGCCTCACGTCAAAAGTTTAGGACCACTGCCCTCCCCGATTCCTGATTACTCTGTAAACTTGTTTTCAGACAGTGATTCAGCAGCCTGTGACATTGTAACTTTGCTACTCCCCATCAAGGGAGCAACTTGCTTCAGTGAGGATAAAGCCATGAACGATGCGATGATGAACGCTCTTGCTGCTCAAGGTATCCCTCCTGAAGCCTGTAAAGTTTTGGCTTCTATCGATCCCACCAAGTATGCTTCAGTCGGCAAGGCTTTCTCTGAAGCTGGCAATCCTCAACCGCCTCAACCCGGTGGTCAGGCTGGCTCTTTTGATCGTGCTGCTACGATTGAAAAGCTCAGCGCATTGCCCAACGCTGATCGTGACGCCATCGGCAAGATGAGTGATGATGAACTCAAGTCGATGTACAGCAAGTCCAAGTTTGCTGATGGCGGTGGCAACAATGCTCCTGGCAACAATGACGTTGCCAATCCTGGCACCGGTGGCAATGGCACTCAGAAGCCATCTTTTGCCGCTGATGACAAGAAGGACGATCAGAAGTTTTCAGTGATCAACCAAAAGACCAAGGAACTCGAAAGCGAAATGATCGAGTTCCGGAAGTGGCGTCAAAGCACTGAGGGCAAGTTGAACGCTGAAGCGAAACAACGTGCTGATGCCGAATACGCTGCAACGTGCAAAGAGATTGATAAGTTTTGCACCGATCAAGTTGCTGCTTTCCGCATTACTGCTCGTGAGGCTCCGCTTCACGCTAATGCAATGAAGGAGATGGCAAAACTGCCAACCTTCAAGACGGATGTGGTCAAGTTCAGCGACGACAAGGGCAAAGAAGTTACTGGTAATCCTGTTGAGGCGTACAAGGCGACAATTCTTGCCCGTAGTGTGATGAAGTTTTCTCAAGATCGAATTGTCTCACCTGCCCCAGGTGGCAAGGAACTCACCCGCGCTCAACGCATGATCGCCGGTTCACGAATCGGCAAAGATATTGCCGAGATGAACCGTAAGAAGGCAGCGACTGCTACCAAGTAAAAAAACGAATCGGTTCTCAGATGCCCAACGGTGGGCATCTTCTCTGGTAAAACAAGGCATCTTGATTCGGAGAAACGCAAATGGCAACTTCAGCACTCAAAACATTCAGCCCCCGAATCACCCCAGCTTGGCCCGCTGGCAAGGTGCCTGTCGCCACACAGCCTGTTAAACTTGCTGCCAGCACTTCATACACTGCGGGTGCGATTCTTGGCGAATTGCTCGGCACGAATGAAGTGCAAATCCTGACTCCTGGCGGCACGATTTCAGGTGGAACCTGGACGATCACCTATAGCGGTCAAACGACTTCCGCTTTGGCTTACAACGCAACAGCAGCCACCATCCAGACAGCCCTTGAAGCACTGTCGAATGTTGGTGCTGGCAACATTGCTGTTACCGGTGGGCCTATCTCTTCTGGTGTTGTCACTCTGACATTCCAGAACGATCTGGGTTATCAGAACGTGGCAGCAGTGACCGTGGGTACTGGCTCACTCACTGGATCATCGCCAACTCTCACGCCTTCGACGACTACCCAAGGCGCTACGGGTACAGATGGCGGCTACGATACTTACAGTGCTTCATCTGTGACTGGCCTTCAAACTCCGAAGGCGATCTTGGCTGACACTGTGACCACTGACTCTAACGGCAAGGTCATCAATGATGACGGAACCACGTCAACGCATGCAACAGCATACTTGACTGGCTCTTTCAGGTCTGATGACGTGCCGACGATCACCGATGCGATCTTGACTGCCAAGGGTGGCCGATGGCTTGTCGGCAACTCTGCTGGCGGCATCTTCCAGTGGTAAGAGAAATCAACGCTGTACCTGTGCTGTAACGAAAAGTTGCAGCACTCAACTTTGGAACTGAATTGAGGAGAACGGCACATGGCATACGACATTCCCGATCTGGTAGCGTTGCAGGAAGTCGAGCAAGAAATCCTGCCCGTTCTCACGATGAATGATCCTTTGTTTGATCTGTTTCCTATCGATAGCGAAAACGCTTCGATGATCGAATGGGAACAGAAGGATAACTACGCTGGTTTGATGGCTGTGCGTGGTATCAATGGCAATCCTGGTCGAGTCCAGAAAGTTGGTTCAAAGACCTATTCAATGGAACCCGGCTACTACGGTGGCTTCACTCCGCTTGACGAGAAGGAACTCACTAAACGAAGGGCGCTCGGCACGTTTGATGAACCGATCAACATTGATGATCTGATCACAGAAGCTCTTGAGCATCTGATGACTCAGCAAATCAACCGACAGCGGAAGATCATCGCTGATCTGATCACCACCGGTACGTTCAGCGTCACGAACGAATTGACTAGCTCAATCGATCACACTGACAGCTTCACGCTGCCAGCTTCGACCGCTTCGATTCCTTGGACGACTGTTGCAACTGCAACGCCTTTGCTCAACATTCGTGCTGCCATTGCTACCCGCATTGGGTACAGCTACGATTTTGGCAAAGAAGCCATCATGTTGATGAATCAAAACACCTACAACAATTTCATCAACAACGCCAACAGCGCTGATCTTGCTGGCAAGCGGGCTTCGTATGGTCAGACTTATCAGAGTGTCGGCAATCTCAACGACTTGCTGGCGGCTGATAATCTGCCTCAGATTCTGGTGTACAACGAATCTTACTTGGCTACTCCAAGCTCAACGCCAACGCTGTTGATTCCTGATGGTAAGGTTGTGATCTGCGGCAAGCGAAAGACTGGCCGATCACTCGGTAACTTCACAGTGACGAGAAACGCCAATCACCCTGACATGGCGGCTGCACCTTACTTGTGGATTGTCGATCCTTTCCAGGGTGCATCGGGCAACATTCTTCCTTCGTCTGGGTCGATTCCTCGAACCATCGAAGTTCACCGAGGCTTCAATGGTGGCGTCAAGCTGCCCTTCCCCGGTGGCATCTATGTCTTGACCGCCTACTAATCTGATCACTCTGTTAATACACTGTACAGCGGATTGGTGATCATCATCAATCCGCTTTCTCTTTTCAAGGAACTGTCTCATGGCATCAGCAGCAACGCCCGTAGCTTCTCAAAAGAAATTGGTAGCCATTCAGGATATCAATGGTGCAAGAATGATTTTCAAGGACTCATTATTCTCAATGAATGAGCTTCCGGAAGGATCGAGCGAAGATCACCTGATTGCCAGCGGTGCTGCTCGTGTCGCCAGCCTTGCAGAGCTTCACGCTGGCCGGGCGAATGTCGCCAATTCTGACATGATCACTGAGCTTGATGGTTTAAGATCGCAGGTGAACGCCCAGAAAGCGATTATAGCGACTCAGAGCGCTGACCTCGCAAAGATGCGAAGCCTTGGTAATAATGTCTCTCCTGAGCTTCAGGCAGCTAACAAGGCCGACTCTGAGAGGCTTCAGAAGATGATCACCGAACTGCAAAACAAGCTCAACACGAGCGAACAACAGAGATTTACGCTCCAAGCTCAATTCAATGATCAAGAGACTCGACTCAAGAAGATCAGGGATGAGCATGCCAAAATGCAGGAAGAGAATGGTCACCTACAGCAAGCGCTTGACGAGGCGACGAGTGACAAGACTCCTGAGACAAAGACGCCTACTGGCGGGAAGTAGGCCGATCAAGTAAACTATCGAAGGACAGCAGCCCGGCTGGATCAGCCGGGCTTTCTTTTTCAGGTGATGATTATGGCGACTTATATTGATGATGCCACGCTGAAAACATTCTGCGCTAATTTGTACAGTAAGGCGACTTCAACCAATCTTGCTCCTCATCAAGTGGCCCAGGTTCTTGAAGGTAACTTGGAAGCATATTCACAGATCAATCAGTTTTTGAATGATCGCGGCTTCACAGATGCCCAGATAGCAACATGGCGAGACGTTGCTCAGTGCAACAAAGAACTCGGAGCATATTGTTTCATTCTGCAAGCGAACATTGGAAAGCGTCTTGCACGCAGCCAACTTGATCATTTAGGACGATGGGTGAAGGTGCCTGAGAATTCGCCTGTTAAACAACCACTTCTGGTAACGATCAGTCTCTATGACAGTGGTGGCAACAGAATCGAGCCAGAGAACAAAAAGGATGCCAAGTATTACGGGCAGATTTCTTTTGACCCGCCTTCATCAAGTAGCTGTGGGTATGTGATGAGTCCTGATAAGGAATGGTAACATGCAAATTGGCGGCACTATCGATCTGAACAATCTGGTGCCTCACTTGAAGAAAGAGCTTGGCGCTGTCTTCAGTCTTGACACGACAGCGATCTGGAAGAAAGTAGCAGTCGCCTTAGAGACCGGGGCGAAGAACTCTTTTAACTCATCGACAAGCCCAGACGGCGCGCCCTGGTCGCCATTGAAGCATAGACGAATCAGGGGTGGCGATAAGCCTCTTTTAGATCGTGGACTATTGCGGGCCAGTCTCACGAGCAATGCCCCTTTCCATATCGTGCGCGCCATCGGCAATACTCTCGAATGGGGCACGAACCTCATCAGTGCTGCTGTGCATAACTTTGGTGCTGTGCTTCGTCCAAAAACTGGTAAGTGGTTGTGCATCCCGGCCAGCATTGATGCTTTGCAAGTTGGGAGCCCGACGAGGTTCCCAGACGCCAAGAATCGTATCAGATGGTCGACGGGTAAAACCAGTGGCATTGTCTATGAAGACTTGAACAAGACACCGAAGCGCATCAAAGGATTCAAACGCAAGAAACATAAAGCAGATAAGATGATCGGGAAGAACATCATCATCCACTATTATTTGACAAAGCAAGTAACTATCCCTGCTCGTCGTTTCATCGGCATCAGCGCACAGACGAATGAAGAAATTAGACATATCATTCAAGAGGAAGTATTCAAAGCGATCAAGGTGAAGCTCTTGTAGAGTTTTCAGGGAGTAAGATCAATGCCAGCAACGCCTACCTTGACTATCACTAATAACAGCGATGGCACTGCCACGTTTACGGTAGCTGGCAGTTCAGGCGGTAGCAGCAATGCAATCTATTGGTCAAGGATCGAGCTTCCTGAAGCGGGCTGGACACTGGTAACAACGATCACTGGGGATGGCTCAGCAACTGTAGCAGTGCAAGCGGGTCTGAAGTGGTTCTATTGTGCATCAACACTGACAGGCAGCGTGGCGGCTTGCCCGCCTGTTCCTGCTGTGATCACAACGAATGTTCTGGCGGTGTACGAACGCTTATTGCAAGCTGTCGGCACGACGATTCAAGGCGCTGTGGTGGCTGGTAGCATTGACCTCATCAGTTCTGCTGATCGAGTGCAACGCATGGATTATATTGCTGATCCTACGAGGTTTGATACTGCTGATCTTGAATGTGATCTGCCTTGCATCATCTATGGCCCTGGCCTCATGGAAAACTTTGTTGTCGGCACAAGTTTGAGCGCTAGCGATGACTTCGATTATCCTATTTTAGTTTCAATTATTGATCGAAAAGAAGCGCGGTATATGGCTAACAATCCGGTCTACCTGCAAGGTCGGGAAGTGGTTCGACAGTTGTTTAATCAGCGCAGAGTATCAGGCGTTTTCGAGAGCAAGACGAGTCAAGTTCAGTTTGAAATTGCACTTGATCACTCGAAAGAGGAAGAGAACTGGCATCAGTTCGCATCCTCTGTTCGCCTCATTTGCTCTACCAGAGAGTTGCGTTGGTCATAAACTAGATTTCAAGTCACGATCTGCCAAGCTGGGGGATGATCCATGTCAGCTAACATTACCACATATCGTAAAGTAGCATTCGGCAC